CGGTAATATGGTAATAGCCCCCTAGGAGGGTATATGATCCTCCTCCTATTCCATGCTCCCCCTCCCCTTCCTGAATACCCTGCCCTATACGTAATCCCCACTACAGGGGGCCTATACGTACCCCCTAATACCAGTACCCTTACCGTAGAAGGGGAGTAGCTATGGCTAATATCTTCGAGATTAAGAGGGGGGATCTAGCCCCTATCCTTAGGGCTAGGTGTATCGATGGTAGTACTGGTGATGCAGTAGATCTTATTAGTGCTACATCTATTAAGCTAAAGATCAAGGATGATAACAACATACTCATTGTTGATGCAGTGATGACTAAGGAAGATCAAACACAAGCAGCAACTAAGGGTTATGTTCGTTATTCTTGGGTTACTGGTGATACCGACTCAAGCGGTATATTCCGCGGCGAGGTAGAAGTCACATGGAGCGATGGAAAGCCTCAAACGTATCCAAGGGACTCCTACTTTACTGTAATTGTTTACGACGACCTCCGTTAGTCAATTAGACCCTAGGGGGTCTTTTAATTGGGCCCTTCGACTTTGCCCGGTGGGTGTAGTCGCTCGGGCCGTCGACAAGTCTGGGATTTTCACAAGTTCACAAGCGGGAGGCATCATGCTCCTGCCTCTGAGCATGATCCTCCTCCCGGAGTCCCCTCCCGCTGGGATGGACCTCGGGCAGATTGCCATCCATCAAGCGCGCGCCCGCAAGACGACGGAGCCCGTCGACTTCCCTGTCAAGGTGACAGTCGAGGGCTCCTACTGGCGCGTCTGCGACGGCCGTCATCGCGTCCTCGGCTTTCATGCCGGCGGACGCTCCCATATCGACGCGGAGATTTGCCGCGACCACGAACACTAAAGGAGGCGATCTCCTCATGGCCGGACGAGGCCCACAGCCCAAGAACCCCAAGGATCGCGCGCGAGGCGCACGGGGCGACCATCTCACCCTTATCAATACTCCGCCGGCTTCACAGCCGGACCTCCCCGAGCGCATGCCAAACGGCGAGGAATGGCCACAGCACACGCGCGATTGGTGGGCTAAGTGGGCGGAGGACGACATCACTTCGGACTACCGCGCGCTCGACTGGCTAGACCTTCTAGATGCAGCCGTCCTCCACGGGCTCTATTGGTCGGGCCAGACGGCTATGGTCGGCGAGCTTCGTCTACGCGTAGCCAAGCACGGAGCGACACAGGAAGACCGCGCCCGACTCCGTAAGCAGTATGCGGAGGCCGATTCCGCTGAGACACGCCGCGATCGCGATAAGGCTCGCGGCGCAAAGCAGACGGACCCTTACGGCGGGCTTAGGGCGGCGTAATGCCTTGGAACCCGAGGGAGGGCGAGACCGTCCCGACGCTCGGGTTCGGAGCCTTGCAATGGATTACTACCTACCTCGCACATCCTGACGCGCCCGAATATGAGCCATTCGTCCTCTACCGTGAACAAGCTCAATTCGTCCTCGATTGGTATTCCCTAAAGCCGGATCCGACTCAGCCGTACGGCTGGAAGCGTCGTTATCACCGCGGCGTATTCGGCCGCTCCCGTGGCTTCGGCAAGTCGCCTATGCTCGGCGCACTCGCAATTCTCGAAGCCATGGGGCCGACTGTATTCGACGGATTCGACGCAGAGGGTCAGCCGGTAGCTATTTCCTACTCGGATCTCCGGACTCCCCTCGTCCACGTAGCCGCGGTCTCGGAAACGCAGACCAATAACACGTGGACTCCCATTATGGGCATGCTCCGCGAGGACGCTCCCGTTCACGACGATTACCGCGTTGAGCCTATGCAGACTTTCGTATCCCTGCCTAATCACGGCAGGATCGAAGCCATTACGGCGAACGCGAGGACCGTCAAGGGAGCCCGAGCGCATTTCGCGGTACTCGATCAAACCGAGGAATGGATCCCGAGCAACGGCGGGCCGAAGCTCGCTGACACAATGCGAACGAACGCGGCGAAGGTCGGCGGCACGACTCTAGAGTCTCCGAACGCGTATTTCCCTGGCGACGACTCCGTAGCCGAACAAAGCGCGTCCTTCTGGGACTCGATTAAGCGAGGGCTCGTCCGCGACGACGGGCTCCTCTACGATCACCGCGGCGCGCCCGACGATACCGACATGAGCGAATACCCTTCGCTCCTGGCGGGTCTCCGCTACGCCTACGGCGACGCGTCCGGCCACCCTGACGGCTGTGTCATCCATAAGCCGGCATGCGCGCCGGGGCACGTCGACCTCGATCGTCTCATCCGTACAATCTGGGATCCGACCAAGGACGCGCAGACCTCCCGCTCCGACTTCCTGAACCAAATCACCGCGGC